ACACCGAGAAATACCTGCGGGCTCACGACGTGACGCACAAGGTCCACGAGGCGTCGGTTTGGCTGGAGGAGTTGCAGCAGGATCTGGTCAGCCCGCCTGAGCGTGACGTGAGCAGCACAATGCCGTGGGCGAAGACGCATGCGACGTTTCGGTATCGTCCCGGAGAGGTGACCCTGTACGCTGGCAGCAACGGCGGCGGCAAGTCCTTAGTGACCGGGCAGGTGGCCATGGGCCTGATTAAGCAGCGCCAGCGGGTTTGCATCGCCAGCTTTGAGATGAAGCCCAAGCGCACGCTGTACCGCATGCTGCGCCAGTTCGCTGGTGAAAACATTGACTTCCCGCGCTACACCGACAAGGCCACTTACATCGGGCGGCTGCTTGGCAGGTTCATTGACTTCTCGGAGCAGGGCCTGTGGCTGTACGACCAGCAGGGGACCACGTCAAGTCATCAGGTGATTGCCATGGCCCGTTACTGCGCGATGGAGCTGGGCGTGCAGCATGTCTTTATCGACAGCCTCATGAAGTGCGTGACGGGCGAGGACGACTACAACGCGCAGAAGACTTTTGTTGACGAGCTGACCGCCTTGGCGCGTGATCACAATATTCACATTCACCTGATCCACCACATTCGCAAGCTGGGCAATGAGGAGATGCAGCCGAGCAAGACGGACATCAAAGGCTCGGGAGCGATCGCCGACCAAGTGGACAACGTGCTGCTGATGTGGCGCAACAAAAAGAAGGAGCACGACATCCAGAATGGCCAGATACCTGACCTCAAGAAGCCAGACGCATTGCTGATGTGCGAGAAGCAGCGCAACGGCGAAGCTGAGGAGTGGTACAGCCTGTGGTTTAACCGTGAGTCCCAGCAGTTTGTGGATGAGAGCGGCGGCATGCCGATGTCGTTTGACAACAGGGGGGCGTTTTGAATGAAGGCGAAGGGCAAGACGAGCATCGTCACCGTTGTCTCGTTCGATGGGTCATCCAACGACGCATACAAGATCGTGATGCGGCGCACCGATTCCTCTTTGGTTACGTTGACCACACTGGCCGTCGTTACAAGGGCTGGAATGACCTACATGCAGGCTCTCGACTTGAACAAGATGTTCTGGATCAATGGAACAAAGGCAATCGAGGTGAGCATGGAGAATGGAAATGATTGAGCTGGTAATGCCTTGGCCGCCGTCGGTCAACAAATACTGGCGCACGTTTCAAGGCCGCATGATCATCAGCGCAGAGGGCAGGTCGTACCGCAAGGCTGTGGCCGACCAAGTGCTGGTTCAGAGCGGGGCAAAGCACTACACAGGCAAGCTGTGTGTGGTGATCGAGGCGTTTAGGCCAGACAACAGGCGGCGAGATCTTGACAACCTATTGAAGGCGGTCCTTGACGGCTGCACTCATGCTGGTGTTTGGGTGGACGACAGCAATATCGTCGACCTGCGAATTTATTGGGCCGAGTCAATCGGTGGAATGTTAAAAGTGAAAGTGAGCGAAGTATGAGCACAGCGTTGAAAGTGAAGTGGTACACAGGAAGCAAGGGCAAGGTTGGCATTGCAAAGGTGCAAACTGAGGAGGGCGACATCGAGTACCGCATCAGTTCTGTTGATGGGTTCCTTGAGCACATGGACGTGCAGCAAATTGTGGCTTGGGGGGCGTGGTTTCCAATTGAAGCAGGCGATGCATTATTTATGGGGGATCTATGAAAGAGGAGCCAGAACTTATTGACATTTTTGCAATGTTTGCAATGCATTCTTTTTTGCAAACCGCGCCAAAAAATGTACGATCAAACGAAATTGCTTTGGAGGCTTACAAGCAAGCCGAAGCAATGATGCGTGAGCGAGATTTACGATACAGCGAAGGAAGACAATGACTGAAAAACTTATTGACCCACAAGCCGCCGTCGATTTTATGATTGCAAAATCCAAGGTTTATGCGCAGGCTGAGGCCAACGAGGTGTACATGAAAGAGCTGCGTAAGACCATCAAGGCCGAGCAGATGATTGAGGCTGAGATCATGGGCTACAAAACCGCAATCTTGCAAGAGCGCCAAGCCTATGCAAGTCTTCCTTACAAGCAGCATTTGCTTGCCCTGCAAGGGGCCGTAGAGGTCCGCGAGGAGCTGCGTTGGATGCTGATATCTGCGCAGGCCCGCATCGAGGTGTGGAGATCGCAGGAAGCCAGCAACCGAGCAGAAGGAAAGGCCACGATATGACTGAAGCCGATAAAGCCTATATTGAGCGCAACAGACCTGACCCTGACCCGTACCGCGAAACGCTAGGCTCTTTTACAGAGTTGGTTGCAGTAATCATTGTCGTGGCGTGTATCACGCTGCTGTCTTATGTGGTGTGGGGGAAGCTATGAACAATGAACAAGTAATGAAGCTAATGGCTGACAACGGTATGCACGAAGGCGGCATGGACAACTGGGTTCCTGATAACGCTTGGGTTAAGTTTGCCAACTTGGCAGCAGCACATGAGCGTGAGGAGTGCGCGAAGCTGGCAGAAAACAGGATGCTGGACGATGAAAACAAAAATAAAAGAATTGGTCACCACCATGCTTGCAATTTAATTGCAATAGACATCCGCGCAAGGGGAACAACATGACCAGCTATCAATCGTACTGCGTGTACTGCAAGCGCCCAGTTTGGACAATATTAACCAAGTGTAGGAGTTGCGGAAAATGACAGGCTATCAAAGCAAAAAGGCAGCGGCGCTGGACGAGGACGGGATGTACCTTGTGCATCAGACAGAAGCCAAGTTGGCTGCTGCACCTCATAATATTTCCACTATCAAACTGCCCGAACGCTCGGAATGGAAATGTTACTTGTTTGGCAACACCCCACAAGACAACCAAGGAATTGTTTGGATTCCCATTAAAGGGCAAGAGCCAAATTGGTTTGTGCGCTGGATGATGAAAATATGTTTTGCTTGCACTTGGGAGAAGAACAATGGAACGTGAAGCATTGAAGCTGGCGCTTGAGGCGTTGGAAACAGCAGATGAAATTGAATTCTGGAACAAGCAAAAAGAAGCCATCACCGCCATCAAAGAAGCCTTGGCACAGCCAGCGCAGGAGCGTAACTTCTGCCCCCGCTGCGGTAAGCGCACAGCAGACTTGACCGTTATCCATACTTGCACACCGCCACATGCGTAAATCAACCCACGCCGACATCCGTGAGGCGCTCAAGAAGATGCCCGACGGGCTTACCGTGGCCGCTGTCAGCGCCATGACGGGCCTGCCTAGTGAGTCTGTGCGCAGGGCTATGCAAAGCATGCCTGACGTGTACATTGACCGCTGGGAGCAGACGGCCAAGACTAAAGGGTACAAGGCTACTAGCTGGAGCCCCGTTTATGTTGCTGTCAATGTTCCTGATGACTGCCCAAGGCCATGACATTAGGGTAAACACCTACAAAATAATTTAAAAAAATTGTTGACTCGTTTAATTTTGAGTTACACTATCGTCACTGACACAGCAAAACCGCACAGTCAGGTAACACAGAAGGACCAGCGAAATGATTACTACCACTATCGCCCACGACGTCGACACCCTCGGCACTTTGCTTGCCCAGATCGCAACCCTGACTAAGCAGGCTGACCAGATCAAGGACGCGATCAAGGATGACGCATCCGCAGGCGGCGACAAGGTCGTTGAGGGTGACCTCTTCAAAGCCACCTACATCGAGAGCAACCGCTCAACCGTTGACTACAAAAAAATCTTGGCCGCTCTTACTGTTTTGTTGCAAGAGCAGAACAAAGAAATCGATGCCAACAAAATTGTTGCTGGCTTGGTTGCGTCAAACACAAACACCTCCGCTGTGTTCAGCGTCAAGGTCACCAGCCGTTAATCAACAACCGGGGCTTCGGCCCCAAGGAGAACATCATGGAAGATATTGAGACAACCATTTACACAGAAGAAAATGTGCGAATCAGCGTTGATGAATGGGATAGCGGCGGTGTTTGGCTTGGCTTGCAAGGCCGTGGTGCAAGTATGCACTGCACGCTAACACGCGCCGAGGCAGAGCAGATGCTGGCAGGATTGCAATCAATTTTGGCAAAAGAGGTGACAGCATGAACTACGACGAATACTTGAGCAGACGCGAGTGGTTGATAGCCACCTACCACTTGAGCCGCGATGAGGCCACCGAGGCGGCGTGCTACGACACCGACCCAGAGACTTGGGCGGGTAGCCCGTGGGAGGCAACATGAACCGAGTAATCATCATTGCCGACATAGGCATAGCCGTCATGGCTACATCTTGCCTGTACTTTGGCCTGTACGAGGAGGGGCTGCTGCACAAGGCGGCATTGATCTGGGCCGGGATGTGCTTTGGCTACATCATCACTACTTACATGAACGCGGAGGATCTATGAACGACTATGTGCGTGGCTTTGACGATGGGCGAGACTTCACCCTTGCCGAGATTGAGGAGTGGATCATGGTCAAAAGACACCAAGAGCCAAACCACACAATAGAGGCAATTCAGAGGCTGATGAGTCACCTCAGAACGGGTGGAAAAGACTTAGGGAAAACCCCTAGTAAATATTTGTGTTGAGCCGTATTGGTTTAATATACAATTACATCACTGCAACATCGCAGGTAACACAGAAGGAAAAGCGAAATGAACATCGGAACACAAACCAACAGCCTGGTCAACCACCTCTACAGCCGCATGACTGTAGGCGCACCGGCCCCTGAAGTCGGCATGGCCGCAACCACCTTGTCGTGGACTGACCGCCACGCCGCCACCGTGACCGCCGTGACCGAGCTGAAGAGCAAGGTCTGGGCATACGAGATCCGCGTTGTAGAAGACAAAGTGCTCGTGATCGCAGGCAGCACCCACGACGGCAGCGCCACCTTTGCCTTTGCCCCCGGCATCTACAACCACGCGGATACCTACCGAATGGACCGCAAGACTGGCGCATGGGTCCATGGCTACATCAACCAAGACACTGGCCGCTTCCAGAAGTCCACTGGCGGCCTCATCCTCGGTACGCGTGACCACTACGTTGACCCAAGCTTCTAAACCAAACAGGGGGCCTCGGCCCCCGCAGGAGAACACCATGTACATCGCAGAAATCGAAACCACGGTCGCAGGCATCCCTTGCATCATCGGCGTGACCGAGTACAGCAGCGTAGAGGGCGACAGCCGCGCAGACAGCGACTGGGACTACTACGGCTACACCGAGAGCGAGTGGGAGGTGCTGGACCGTCGTGGCCGCCCTGCCCCTTGGCTAACCAAGAAGCTCACCAGCAAGATCGAGCTGGCCATCGAGGCGCAGATCAACGGGTATTTTGGGCACTAAGGGTAAATACTTAGAAAATAATTTGCATCAACCCTCTTATTTGTGTAATTTGGGGTTACACTATCATCACTGCAATCCGCAGGTAAAAGCGAAGGAAAGCGAAATGAGAGCAATAGTAAAAGCCGCAATGGCAATCCCAGAAATGCAATTTGCCTTTGAGTGCATCTGTGCTGATGACTCCAAGCCTCAAGGCCGTGAGGTGACGCCAGAGGATTACACCGACGAGGAAATTGTGAGCGAGGCTGAGTACCGCCTGTCCACTTACTTCGAGGAGGGTCACATCAACAGCGATGAGATGCGTATGGGTGATGACCCTGAGTCCAACAAGATTGCCCGCAAGGACATCAAGATGCTCAAGGCGTTTATCAAGAAGTACAAGACCACTGACAGTCAGTGGAGCAAGTACATCGGTCATTTAATCAAGTAAACCAACCGGGGGCTTCGGCCCCCACATACAGCGAAGGACATCACAATGACACAGCAAGAATTTAACCAACTGGTCGCACTGGACATCCAGCGCTTGGTGGCCAAGGCCCAAGCCGAGTACGAGGCCCAAGTGGCCGCCGAGGAAGCGGCACAAGATAGCGAGGTGGCGTGATGTACGACAAAACAACTTGGTCTCGCGTAGTGTCACCAGACTCACTGTTCACTGGGGTGACCCATGACAGGGTGCTGGACATGGCTCAAGACATTTGCGACAGGCCACATCGTTACGCAAAAAGCATGGTTCCTGCTGTTTACCGCGCTCTAATTCGCCTTGATGTTTGCACAGAAGCTGAGGCTGTTTTTGGGGTCGCTGAAGTATTGAAGTTGCGCACAAAATTGATGAAGAAGGAGGTGACAGCATGAACATGTTTGACCAGATGCAGGCCGACCTGCTCAAGCAGATTGCGCAGTACAAGGCCATCCCAGCAGAGCAGCACGCTGAGGAAGAGCGCCTGCGCCAAATCCAGCGTGAATGGGAGGCGGCGCACACAGCCATCGAGACGGATGAGGACCGCGCCGACACCGACGAGTATCCAGAGGAAAACGACGATGAATAAGCAAGAGATCGACGAAATGATGAGTCAATTACCCAGCCAGCAGCGTGAAGAATCATTGCTTGGGCGCTGGATTATTGGTACAATTTTCATTGTGTTTTTGGTCGTTATGTGCATGCTGCCGGACGTCATGCGATAGCGAATCAAAACCGAATCGGTTTTATTGGCCTTGATTCACATATAGCGAATCGAAAGCGAAAGCAAACCGATTCGCTTTTGTTTGGGTACAGGCTGCCGACGTTCCAAAAGCCAACCGAATCGGTTACGATACGGTGCATCTAATCGGACGAGGAATAAGGTCATGCCAGAAACCGCCGCAAAGCCATCAAAACGCGCTACAGCAGCCTCAAAGCCCAAGGCTAAGGCCACGGGAGCTGCCACGCCGCGCAAAGCCCTAGAAGCCCCAAAGAAGACAAGCAAGTA